GGGTACAGTCGTTCGTGATGTTCGCCACCGGTGACGTGAGTTAAACCTTGACTTGAGAGCACCACAATGGCAGCACCCAATTACACTGTTGCATCAAACTCGTGGGACGGCGTCGCACGAGCTTCCAACCCTGTTTTCGATCCCGGTTACGGCGGGACGTTCATTCCGACGATCTGGTCTGGCAAGCTGATCGAGAAGTTCTATGACGCGACCGTTTTGGCCGCGATTTCGAACACCGATTACGAAGGCGAGATTTCGTCCTTGGGCGACAAGGTCATCATCCGCAAGAAGTCCAACGTCACCATCCGCGACTACGAAGTCGATGGTCCGCTGACGGTCGAGCGCCCCGTGTCGCCGACTGTAGAGCTGCTGATCGACAAGGGCCACTACTTCAACGAGGTTCTGGACGACGTCATGGAGCTTCAGGCTGATCTGGACCTGCTCAGCATGTGGGCCGACGAGGCGTCCGAGCAGATGAAGATCACCATCGACTCCAAGGTGCTTCGCGGCATCGCTGCCGACATCGTCGCCGCCAACAAGGGCGCGACTGCCGGCCGGATCAGTGGCGACGTGTCCCTTGGTGCCACGGCTTCCCCGCTGATCATCGTGCCGCGCGCTCCGACCGCCGGCCAGGTGGAGGTCATCGACCTGATTACCCGCATGGGCCAGGTTCTGGACGAGTCGAACATCCCGGAGAGCGGACGTTGGCTGATCATCCCGGCGTGGGTCGCAGCGATGATCAAGCGCTCCGAGCTGCGCGACGCCTCGCTGACCGGTGACGGCACGTCCATCGCGCGTAACGGCCGCCTCGGCATGATCGACCGCTTCACGGTCTACATGTCGAACCTGCTGCCGACCGGCATTGCAGATAGCCTGGCTGCTGGCGAGTTCCAAATCTTCGCCGGCCACCAGCACGGCCTGACCTTCGCCAGCCAGCTCAGCAAGGTCGAGACCTTGCGGGCTGAGTCCACCTTCGGCACCTTGCTCCGCGGCCTTCAGGTCTACGGTTACAAGGTGACGGACGGCACGGCGCTGACGACCGCGGTCGTGACTACCCCGTAACGCCGGCCCGCCCGGCTAGAAGCAGCGGCCCGGCGGTGGGGAACTACTGTCGGGCCGTTTTTGTAATAGGAGTCCGAAATGCCCGGTCGCTACATTGAGGTCATGCGCCATATCGACGCGCCTCATGTCTTTTTGCCCGCATCAAAAGAGATGCGTGCCCGCACCGACATCCTTGAGCTGGCATGGCTCGATACGCAGACGCAGAAGACGTATGCCTACGACGCCAAGCCAAGCGAGAAACCAGAGAAGCCGGCACGCAAGTCGCGCCAGCCAAAGGAGAAGTCAGTCGATACTCCGCCGGAAGACCTGTCGTTCCTGGGGCTGAACTGAGCCATGTCGTTCTCCCTCGCTTCCGTGCTGCGCCAGGTCCGCACCATCATTCAGGATGAAGACGGGGAGCGGTACACGAACCAGCAGCTCATCGACGCGCTGAACATGGCGATCGCCGAGATGAAGCGCATTCGGCCCGATATCACGTCTCTGCACGGTACCGTTACGGGCTACCCATTTAGTGTAGGCGACGCCAACGATAGGGTGCTGCTGCCAGTCGATGACGAATACCTCGCCCCGGTCGTTGGGTTTATCTCGGGGTGGGTAGAGCTGTCCGACGACGAGTTTACTGTCGACAGCCGCGCCTCGCAGTTACTGCAGCGGTTCCAAACGCAGCTAGTCGCCGGAGGATAACGTGGCAACAGCAGTCTCCCCCGTAACCATCGACATTGCGGACCCTATGGATGTGTGGGGGACCGATCTGCGCATGCGCCTCCCTTCTGCGAACGTCGATGCGATGCGCCGGGAGATTGGGCTGGCAGCGCAGGAGTTCATGCAAAAGGCGACCGTGTTCCGCACATGGCTGACCGCGCAGATCGACAGCAGCGATCCGGTGTTCGATTTCGCGAATGTGGAGGTTGTCGCGAACCAGACCGGTCTAGACTGGGGCGGCTTACGTGGGCTCTACCTCCACAAAGCGGCGCTGGAAGACGGCACCGAGATAAAGCTGCTGCCTTGCTCCCCGCGGGCTACCTGGACGCTTCCGACCGGCAGGCCGACCAAAGCCTTCGTTCGCGAAGTACCGGGCTTCGTGGAGCTGTATCCGACGCCGACAGAAGACATGGCGGGACAGTGGGTCATGCTTCTGGCTTCACTGGTACTGAAGCAGCCCGTTTCGGCTGTGCCGTCAGAGCTTGCCGACTGGAACTACGACACGCTTTTGGATGGTGCCACGGCGCGCATGATGGCGCATCCCAAACGGCCCTATTCGGACGCGCAGCTAGCGCAGTATTACCTCCGTCGGTTCCGTAACGGCATGCGCACGGCCGTCAACGAGGCGAAAGCGCGTTGGTCCGAGGCCGAGTATCCTATTTCTTTGCGTTCTGACTGGGCTTGCAAACGATGAGACTTTTCAGCGATTTCGCCTCGTCCACGCTGGCGGCCGCAGTCAGCACGTCGGACACGATCATATTTCTGCAAGCCGGCGGAGGGGCGAATTTTCCCGCCCCCCTAGGCAGCGACTACGCTATTCTGACATTAGAGGATTCTCTTGGGAATAAAGAGCATGTCCGCCTTACGGCGCGCTCTTCAGACACTCTTACCGTTACGCGAGCACAGGACAGCACGTTAGCGCAGTCGTTCGAGATTGGCGACAGGGTGGAGTTGCGCACAACTGCGTCTGCCCTTGGATCGTTTATCCAGCTCGGCGAGAAGATGTTGTGGGCCGACGGGGACAACGACAATTTCCCGATGCGCTTCGGCGACAAAGGCTCGGGCGACTTGTTTTTCTCGCTAGATGGGCTTGGGCGCTTATCTCTCGGCGATGTAGCGCAGGTACAGACGCCCAATGCTTCTGGCGTAATTCTTACTCCGGCCGGCGCGGTAAACACCGTGTCTCCTACCGGCACGACGACGTCTGCGTTTCGTACATTTCAGTCTGGTACGCTTACTTCCACGCTTACCAGCCTAGGTATGCACATTTTCGGCAAACTGGCGGAGACAGACCCGCTTTCTGTGCCGTCGTTTACTTCTTCCACAAAGGGGGTAGTAGTCGACCCGGACGGCACAATTCATGTGCAGGCGCCCGAGGTGTTGGAGCGAGACGTTTTTGTTGCGCATTGGGGCGACGAGGTTCGTTTCAAGATAGACAACTACGGGTCCGTTGTCTCCGGCAACATCGGCAAGACATACCCGCCGCCGTCGTCTACTACGCAGGGCGCTGTTTTGGCACAGGTCGGCGCGCTGTTTTTGCAGTGCGTCGATGGCGTAGAGCAGCCGGCCATTCACCATTATAACGGCAGCGAGCTTTCTTTTTCCGTCGACAGTCTTGGGCGAGTGTCGCTGGGCCCTATTGCCGATGAGCAGTCGCCGTCCTCCAGCGGGGTCATCCTTACGCCCGGCGGCGCGGTTTACACTCAGGCCCCAGCCGGGGACAGACAGTATGCGCATGTAACATTGCTGGGCGACACTATTACGTCAGTCCTTAATAGTGATGGCTACTCTTTCTACGGCACTGTCGCCGGGCCGGCACCGACGACGTACCCACTGCCGCCTGCCACGGCGGGCGTAGTCCTCGACCCTACCGGCTGCTTGGTCGCGCAAGCAGCTACAGCCCAAACGAGCCAAGAGGTGCTGCGGCTCTATCGCGGTAGTACGCTGGCCTATTCGGTAAATGCTCAGGGGGTTGTGGGGGGAGCGTCCGATGCTCGCTTGAAGACAAACATCTCTGACGCAGCAGCCTGCTTGGAGCGAGTGTTGCAGGTCGCAGTGCGAGAGTTTGAGTGGAAAGGGGCCGAAGGAGTCTCCCAGCTTGGCCTTATTGCGCAGGAGCTTCGTCCGCATTTCCCTGATTTAGTCACCGAGGCGGCAGACGGCACCCTGCAGGTACTCCACTCTCAGCTTCCGTTTGTCCTCATGAAGGCTGTGCAGGAGCTTGCCGCCCGAGTCGAGTCTGTAGAAGACCGCCTTGCCGCGCTGGAGGCCAGGGCGTGAACGTCACGTTTGCCAAGTTTGCGGGCATGATCCCGCGGCGCAATCGCCAAAAAATCCCCACTGGCGCTGCGGAGCTGGCACAAAACTGCGACTTGCTGTCTGGCGATTTGCGGGCTCTGCGCGGCCTACTCTTGGCGACGGACGAAACAGCGCCGACGCAACGTTCTGCATTTCGCGTCCCGGCAGCTCTGCGCGGCGATCTTCCTGTCGAAGCAACCCCTCCGCCGAGCGAGTTCTCTGATAACGACTTGTGGTTTAAGTTCGATTCCGAGTTCGCGCACTTCCTAAAAGGGCCGCTGACGAACGATAAGTACAATAGGTGGTACTGGACTGAGTATCAGCCAGGGGAAGAACCAGGCCGCATGCGCTACCAGAACGCGCGCAGGAAGGTTAGGGGAAAGCCGTCCTTGCTTGTTGGTGTGCCGCGCCCCGTAGACGAGACACAGCTAATCGTTACGCCCGATGAGGTGCCGACAGTGCTGCCATTCGCAGCATACCCCGGCGCCCTCGCGGTGTCGTTGCAAGAAGACATTCCTTTCGTCCGCACCATTTTGGTGGAAGGCGGCTCGCCCCCTTACGATTTCGCGATTACAGCCGGCGCAATGCCTAATGGGCTGGAGCTGGATACAGCGTCTGGCGTTATATATGGTACGCCGACGACGCCTGGAGTGCAGGCAGTCACTATTGAGGTGTCTGATTCTGATAGCCTCACCCCGACTACTGTCTCACTCAATTTTACGTTCACCGTTCTCGCTACAGAGCTGACGGGGGATGACACAGAGGCTATAGCCGTTTGGACTATCCCTTCGCCGCCTGCTAGGGTCGGCGACGGGTTCATAACGGCCATCCCAGTAGAGGGCGGAGGCTATTGGGTCGATGGGTCGCTGGATACGAAGCCGTACTACACCTTCGACATAGCCGAAGGCACACTGCCGCAAGGCTTGTCTTTAGACCCGGATACAGGTGTTATCTCTGGTGTGCCGACGATTGCCGGCTCTCAGACTGTAAAATTCGAAGTGTCGGATCAATTCGACAATACCGGAGAAGGCACGGTTACATTTACGGTCGGCGAAGACCCACTTACTCCGGTCGACGACTCTGACTTGTTCGTTACCAGGTGCTATACCTACACGTTCGTCACCGCGGCAGGAGAGGAAGGCCCCCCGGCGACTCCGGTTTGTGCCGAGGGTGCTGATGATAGTGGGTGGAGCCTGAAGAACATACAGACTGCACCAAAGGCGCCCTGGGACACCGAGGCGCTTATTACGAAGAAGCGCATCTATCGTACAGTTACCGGGGACACTGGCGGGTCGTTCTTTTTTGTCGACGAAGTAGACATTGGCGTAGCCGAGTACCAGGACGACGTCAGCACAGATGACGTCTCCTTGAACCAGCAGCTTGAATCCGACTCGTGGGAGCCCCCTCCGAAAGGGCTCATTGGGATCGTCCGCCATCCTAATGGGTTCTTCGTAGGTTTCGTGCCGCCGTATGATATTTACTTTTCTGAGCCGTATCGCCCGCATGCTTGGCCCCCTCAGTACGTGTTGAGTACAGAGGGAGAGATCATGGCGCTCGGGGTGTTCGGCCAGAGTATCGGCGTGCCGACCACTTCGCACCCTTATATTCTGTCCGGGTCCAATCCGGCGAATATGAGCTTTACAAAGTCGAACGTAGCTGCCCCGTGCGTCAGTCGTAATAGCGTCGTGTCTACCGAAGCGGGCGTTTTGTACGCAAGCAACAACGGCGTTACGCTTCTTGGCCCGTCTGGCGTCACAACGATTACCAAGCAGCTAGTGACGCGAGGCGAGTGGAATACCCGCTACTTCCCAACCAGAATCCACGCAGCGCAGTTTGGCCTGCAGTACATTGCTATAGTGCTGGGGGGCGATACGTTGGGGCAGTCGCAGCGCGGGTTTATATTCAACCCCACTGAAGCGGAGTCTGTGTTTACAGAGACTAATCTCGCACTGCAGCGAGATATTGTTTCTTTGCAGCACGATGTTTGGAGCGGAGAGGTTTACGCTATAGCTGACGGGCGGATATATCTTTGGGCAAACTACGCTGCGCGCCCAGAGCTGTATAGCTGGAAGTCTATCGAGTTCGTCACCCCAAAGCCGGTAAACTTCGGCGCGTACAGAATCGACTTTGACCCGCGGCTATCCATAGATCAGTCTCCAGACGACGCTAACCTTGCGCTTGAGGTACAGGTCGCGTGGAACAAAGAGCGTATTGCAGCAGCTCCACTAGACCCACTGGATTGGTCCGCTATAGGTATGACGCGCGTCGTAGACGACAGTGGGTTTGCGTCCGGCCCGCTCGCGCAGAGTCGAGCGCCGGTTGGTGGGTCTGTACTTTTCCCGGCATCGCTGTTTGAAAATACTTACGTCGAAGTGCTGCTTTACGCTGACGGTGAGTTGAAGTACCAACGGCGCATAACTCAGCCAGGCCGCTATCGCCTGCCTCTTGGATACAAGCATGACGTTTGGCAAGTAGAGTTCCGCGGCAACGCTGCCTTGCACCACTTCAAGATGGCAGAAACGGGCAAGGAGCTGGCATCGGTATGAGTTCCCGCCTAACCACTCGTCGAGCCGTTCTGAATCTCTTTGACGTCCGGGTCTTGGAGGGCCGTCGAGTAGAGCCTGGGTTCCCGGCGCCCATCAACGACGTCAACGCCCTGACCACGACGCTGCAGGCTGTGATGGACGCGGTGGAGGTACTTCTGCGGCGCGAGGGGCGGGTTGTGGATAGCGCTCTCCGCGTGCGCGACTTGGACGCGATCACTGCCTACTTCGACAGCCGGTATGGGGATGTGTTCTCTCGCGTTCTCGGGGGCACTTGGTTCTCTGGTACTGGGTCGCCGCCTGATACGCTTGGCCAGAATGGCGACTACTACATTGACCCTTCGGCCGGCGCGTGGTGGGGACCGAAGGCGCTCGGCACTTGGTCCGGTACGGGGCCGGTGTCTATAGTCGGCGAGCAGGGGCCTCAAGGGGACGACGGTGCCCAAGGCCCCCAAGGCCCCCAAGGCGCGGGCTTGGACATTACCGGCCTTCCGAATATCAACGACCAGTTGACTGCCAATGACAAGTTTCCGGTCTACGACGACTCGACGGGACTGCTAACGCGGGCGACTGTAGACCGAATTGTTGAGTTCGTTCTTGGTTCTGGTATTGGATTTGTTACGCAGCAGGAAGCTGAAGCAGGAACAGAGACCCAGGGGCGAATCTTTTCGCCGCTGAGAGTCAAGCAGGCGATTGATGCCCAAGGCGCGGGCTTGGACATTACCGGCCTTCCGAACATCAACGACCAGTTGACTGAAGATGACAAGTTTCTGGTCTACGACGATTCGACGGGGCAGCAAACGCAGGCGACTGTAGACCGAATTGTTGAGTTCGTTCTTGGTTCGGGCATCGGCCTTGCAAGTCAAGCCGAGGCGCAAGCAGGAACAGAGACCCAGGGGCGAATCTTTTCGCCGCTGAGAGTCAAGCAAGCCATTGCCGCTCTCGGCGTCTCAGATCACGGCGCCCTGACGGGTCGCGCGGATGACGACCACCCCCAATATCACACCAACGCCCGAGGGGACGCCCGGTACGCCATCAACAGCCAGGCACAGCTAGGTAACCCGCTGGAAGAAAGCGACCGATTCATGATCTGGGATGGTTCCGCCGGGGCATATCGTCGGGCGACGGTAGATCGCATCTCAGAGTTTGTCCTCGGGTCGGGGATTGGCTTGGTAAGCCAAGCGGAAGCAGAAGTGGGAACCGAGTCTGGAGGGCGAATCTTCTCGCCGCTGAGAGTCAAGCAGGCGATTGACGCATTAGGAGCCCAAGGCCCCCAAGGGGACGACGGCGCTCAAGGCCCCCAAGGTGCCCGAGGCGTCCAAGGCCCCCAAGGAGACGACGGTGCTCAAGGCCCCAAAGGTAACACGGGGTCAAGAGGCCCAACAGGCCCTCAAGGTCCTCAAGGTCCCCAAGGAGATGCCTCGCCGAACCTGACCGGCTGGACGACCTACACCCCGACATGGGAAGGCATCACTACGAACCCGTCAATCGGTAACGGCACGTTGTCTGGTAGATGGAGGCGGATTGGCGATGAAGCTGAGTATGAGATTTATCTAGCATTCGGCAGCACTACCTCCGGCGGGTCTGGAAAATGGAGGTTCACATTAGACACGGGGAGAGGCCACGCCATCAACAACAGCAAACTGCCACGTTCTGCCGGGTCAAATTTCTTGGGCGTAGCCCATGCCTATAACGCGGCCGTCCTCAACACGCGCATTGCAAACATAGTGCAATTTGGTACCAACACAACGAGAGTTATTATTTCCGGAGATCATGCCACCGGGCAAACATCAGGACTAGGCAATGCTTTGTGGGATGCTTCCTCCCCCTTTACTTGGGGGAACGGGTTTTTCCTGACGCTTAGGTTCTCGGTGCCGATTTCCGGGTGGTCCGCGTAGTGCTACACTAGACAGTAACTTAGCCCGCAGGAGGGCCGCAGCATGTCATCTCAGAGGCACAAGCGAGAGCAGAGATTTCAGGACCGCGCGCAGGCAGACACTGACGCTGCGCTGCCCATGGACTCCGCCGACGAGACGGCTGACGACTACGGTGAGCTGCCGCAGTGGCCAGACGCTGATCGCGACACGGACTCTGACTGATGAGCAGGATTCGCGACCCGCTTGAGGAGTACGGCTGGGCCGGCCGGAACGGCGAGCCGCTGCCTCGCGAGCTGTGGCCTCCCATCTACGGCGACCTGAAGGCGCAGCGCCGTCAGCCGCTTCGAGACTGGCTGATACGCAACGCCTATCGCCCCGAGTTCGAGCGGCAGGCTTGGCAAGCACTGAACAAGCTCTCCCCCGACGAGCTGCGCGCTGCCGCTGCCGGCGAGATGCCTTTGCCTACGGTCGGGGACGGCTGACATGGGTTCGCGTTCCAGCCTTCGACACAACCGAGAGCTGTATGGTGTAGACGCCTCCGGCGAGGGGCCAGAAGAGCACGGCGAGCAGGGGTCTGACGGGGGCAGAATTCTGCAGCCCATCTTGATGACGAAAGCGGATGGGACGGTTTTTGTTACGGCCGCAGGGGACGCTATCGTTCGCGGGTTTGAGTACGTGAACGAGATAGGCTGACTATGGCCAACATTACAGAGTTCCCGATCCCGACCGAGGTTCTTGACCCAGCGAACTATCCTGAGTTCGAAGGTCCCCAAGGAAACGATGGAACTCAAGGCCCCCAAGGCGCTGATGGAGCCCAAGGCGCTGATGGCGCCCAAGGCCCACAGGGCGCAGACTCGATTGTCCCCGGCCCACAGGGGCCTCAAGGGGACGATGGCGCCCAAGGCGCTGCGGGAGCCCAAGGCCCACAGGGCGCAGACTCGACCGTCCCTGGCCCTCAAGGGCCTCAAGGGAATACCGGCCCCCAAGGGGTAGAAGGCACTGACGGTACCCAAGGCCCGCAGGGCGCTGACTCGACAGTCCCAGGCCCCCAGGGGCCTCAAGGAGACGATGGGGCTCAAGGCACTGACGGTGCTCAAGGCCCACAGGGCGCAGACTCGACAGTCCCAGGCCCCCAGGGGCCTCAAGGGGACGACGGCGCACAAGGCGCTGCGGGAGCCCAAGGCCCACAGGGCGCAGACTCGACCGTCCCTGGCCCCCAGGGGCCGCAAGGGGACGATGGCCCCCAGGGGGCGGAAGGAGCTGACGGCACCCAAGGGCCTCAAGGCGCGGACTCGACAGTCCCAGGCCCCCAGGGGCCTCAAGGGGACGACGGCGCACAAGGCGCAGCCGGCCCACAGGGCGCGGCCGGAGCAGACTCGACAGTCCCAGGCCCCCAGGGACCTCAAGGGGCTGACGGTGCACAAGGCGCGGCCGGCGCCCAAGGCCCGCAAGGGGCAGACTCGACAGTCCCAGGCCCTCAAGGTCCGCAAGGGGACGACGGGCCCCAGGGAGTCGAAGGCGCCGATGGAGTTCAGGGCCCACAAGGCGCGGACTCGACAGTCCCAGGCCCCCAAGGCCCGCAAGGGGACGACGGGGCCCAAGGCGCGGCCGGCGCCCAAGGCCCGCAAGGTGCCGATTCTACGGTCCCAGGCCCCCAAGGCCCGCAAGGGGACGACGGAGCCCAAGGCGCGGCCGGTGCCCAAGGCCCCCAAGGGAACGACGGTGCCCGAGGCCCCCAAGGGGACGACGGTGCCCGAGGCCCCCAAGGGGCGGAGGGCGCCGATGGTGCTCAGGGCGAGCAAGGCCCGCAAGGCCCGAAAGGGGATGATGGACCCATCGGCCCGCAGGGTCCAGCAGGTGATGACGCCAGCGTCATCCTAAGCAACGTCGCCCCAAAGTCATTGATGGGGGAAGGCTCCTCTGGCACATCCAACGAGGTCAGCAGGGCTGATCACATCCACCCTGGTCGCGAGTTGGTCGTGTCGCCAAAGGCCATTTATGTCGACGGAGCAACAGGTAGCGATTCGAACTCAGGGGCTTCTTCCGCATCTCCGTTGAGCACAATTCAGGAAGCGCTGAATCGGGTAAGTGCGCAAATGGACGTCGGAGCCGAGGTTACAATTTATGTTGCTGACGGCACTTATGGAACGATAGCGCTTCCGGGCCTTGTAGGTTCAAACAAGGTCGTCGTTCAAGGTAATTCAAGTAATGTTGGTGGAGTGGTTATTGGCGGCAACCCGGCAAGCGGGACCGGGATAAGGATAGACGGCGGTTGGATTCGATTCGCAGATATAACCGTTGCGGCAAATTTCGGAATTATTTCCAATGGCCCAACAGCTCGCGTTGAGCTAAGTAACAATATGACTATCGAATCTGATAATAGGTGCATCGCAGCACAATCAAAAGGGCTGCTGAACATTTATAATGGTTCTCAGATAAGGCTTAAGGGTTCCCCCGTTTACGGGTTCTTCGTGAACACAGGCACTGTGACAATGTGGACTCCGACACTCATCTGCGAAAAACTCTTTGCATGCTCGCAGTTCCTTCGAGCTACCAACGCATCAATGGTCGAATACGGGGCGGCTACATTTACTGTCGAATCGGGTGCGGCCATTGCTAATCAGGGGACCATCGAAAGGTTATCTTTGGTGCAAGCGAACAATACAATCCCCGGTGGTAACCCGTTCAACATTACGGGAGGTTCTGAGTTAATCTGATGCATCCCGAACACGTTTTTCCGTTCATCCTTGGCGTCCTGGCGGGCGCTGCGTTTATGTGCGCGGTATGGTGGAGCTGGCCTGATGACGGCTGAAGCGCAGTCTTTCTTCGAGTTGATACGTCAGATTGCGAGGTTTCTATGAGCCCACCTGTACGCAGTTCGGGAAAAGGTTGTTTTCGTTACGGTAGCAAAGGGAAACGCTATTGTGGGGCAGGCGCGAAAGCAAAAGCAGTAAAGCAGGGGCGTGCCATCAAAGCATCACAGGAGCGAAAGCGCAAATGACGGTTGAGGCACAGAACCTGTTCGAGTTGATTCGCCGCGAAGGTCTCATCGTCGTGGCCATTGCTGCGCTCGCCTGGCAGGTTTGGCATGTTACAACAACCGCTGCGAACCAGGACAAATTGTGGCGCGAAGAAATGTCGGCCTATCGAGTGGAATCACAGGATGAGGCGAAGCGGCGGCTGCAGGCTGCGGCAGATATTGCGCAAGCAATTACCAAATTAGTTGATCGGTTAGATCGAGTAGAGCAAGCGTGTAATTTACAACCGGAGGCCGGCGATGTTCAATAACCTTGGCAAGCCGTTCGAGCATTACACCAAACCGAAGCGCGCGATCAATCGCGTCTTCATACACTGCGACGCCTCGCCAAACCCAGCGTTAACGGTGAAAGACATTCACCGGATACACAAGGAGCGCGGGTGGTCCGGGTGTGGCTATCACATCTTCATCGACGACGACGGCAGGGGCTGGCACGGGCGCGACATGGAAAGCACCGGCACACACGTCGCGGGCTATAACACCGGCACGATCGGCATCTGCTGCAACGGCGAGCACCCGTCGGACTTTAGCCAGGCACAGTTCAGCGAACTGCGCCGGATCTGTCACGAGATCAACGAAGCCCACGGCGGCAGGATGAAGTTCTCTGAGCACAACGACGTTGCGGCCAAGGCTTGCCCGGTCTTCAACGCTTACTCGGTGCTGGGGCTCGACAGTAACGGGTACATGTCGTTCGATCCGGGCACCAGCTCCAGGCCGACGCCCAGCATGATCCCTATGGTGCCCGTAGAGGTTCGTCTGGCGCAGGTGGGGGAAGGGGACGAGCACCCACACGTCGAGCTGGTGCAGCGCCTGCTAGGGATTCAGGCGGACGGCATCTTTGGCCCTGCCACCGACCGGGAGGTCAAGAAGTTCCAGGACGCGGAGGGTTTGACCGCCGACGGGATTGTCGGCGAGCAGACTTGGGACCGCCTGCTGGACGTGGGCGCGTAACAATCAATGGTCCGCTCGCCCCAATATCATCTTTTGCGGGTTGGTGGCCGGGGCGTAGCGGGCCGCCCACACAATGTCTGGAAGGCTGATATGAGCCGAACAATTTTTTCGTCCCCATTCCTTTCGTGCCCCCCTTCTACGGCTGAGGAGACGGAAGAGCTTGGCCCTGTGCGGTACAACAACGACGGAAAGGCTGTCGGCCGAGAGATTGTCAGTACGCCGTTGGCAGGGACGTGGGCCGGCAACGCCAACTCTCTCCTCATCAACCCGCCCGCGACGCCGGGAGACAAGTGCTCTGGCAGAACAATTATCGAGGCCGGTAATGGCCAGCAGTGGTTTTTCATGCAGCCTAACGGTGTGTTCAAGGCATACGCGGACGGTTGCAGGGATGGCGTCCGGCTGATTCGCGGCGCCGTATTTGAGGGGCGCATGTTCTATATGACGCCCTACCATTACGCGGTAGTGCTCGGCGCCCATAACCCCGACGTCTCCACCTGGTCTGGGTCTTACTATCCGGCTATGTTGAACCGAGATCGGACGTCCTGCACAATCTTCTTGCTGGGTGTAGCCGATGGGGCGTTCACTAACGAGTGCCGAGACTACGGCGTTCTGTTCAAAGAGCAGCAGTGGTACAACAAGATCAGCGATACCGTCGACCTGGAGCTGATGCGGGAGGTTCGTTCTTACTCGGATCAGTGGCTGTGGCAGGCAGCACCGGAGGAAAACGCTGCGGGACAGCAGTACCCCCCGGAGTGCCCGGCCCCGGCCCCAGATTATCCTGTAGAGGGTATTAACACCTGCTGGGGCGACCTTGTGCCGCCGGACCTGCTGCCATGAGCAAGTCCTACAAAGACATCGCCCACGAGCTGCTGGGGGACGACAGCGCCGAGCGGTTCATCGACCTGCTGTTCGGTTTGTTCCACTTTTGGGACGATCTGATCGACCGGGACAAGGCGCTCTCCGACGACGAGATCAACAAGGCCATGTGGTCTGCTGCGGTCTACCTGCCGGCGAACCCGTTCTACCGGCAGTTCTTCTCGCAGCTTCAGCCTTTGGTTGTCAGCGCCATCACCAACTGGCAGATCGCCAATCGACTGGAGCGAGAGTCGGTCGACTCGGAAGAACGCGACATCAAGCGGAAGCAGATCGCGTTCGTGCTGCGCTCCGACTACGCCAATATCCTTATGCAGAGTATCTTCCTCCTACATGGTGCCGAGCGCGCTGTAGAGGTCGGCCCCTATATCAGGGAGCATTGGACCCACGAGGATTTCAGCCTATACTGCAAGAACTTACAAGCCGAGGCTGAGGCACGCTCCGGCAACGCTTCGAGGCACTGATTCATGTGTGGTAACGTTTGTGGTACAGACGCACCGGACCCGCCTGACTACACTCCTGTCGCCGAAGCCAGCGCGGAAGCGGCTAAGTACGCGCGCGATACGTCCAGGGAGCAGCTAGCGTGGGCGAAGGAGCAATGGGGACAGCAGTATGAGCTGATGCAGGATGTGCTGGATGTGCAACTCCCCATGATGGAGGCGCAGCTAGAGCTGGCCGGCGCCGGCATGGATGCATATCTGGAAGGGCTGAACATGCAGATGGACATTGCATGGGAGAACCACCAGAACGCACTGAAGGACCGCGATCGTTACGAGCGCGTCTTCCAGCCGATCGAGAACGACCTGATCCAGGAGTTCTTGGCCTACGACACGCAGGCTCGGCAGTCCTTGGAGGCCGGCCGCGCACAAGCCGACGTCGCCCGAGCCCAAGATGCGCAGCGCAAGCAGGCCATGGCCTCGCTGGAGAGCTACGGCATCGACCCCGGCCAGACCCGCTCCGCAGCACTGGACGCTTCGCTCCGCACGCAAGAGGCGTCCGCACAGGCTGCCGCCGGTAATCAAGCCCGGCAGAACGTCGAGAACACGGGCCGCGCACTTCGCGCTGAGGGCATCAACATCGGCCGTGGCCTGCCGTCCAACGTGGCGCAGTCCTACGGGCTCGCGCTTCAGGGGGCGGGCGGTGCGCAATCCGCCGGCAACGCTGCGACGAACCAGCTCAACCAGACCATGACCGGTATCGGTAGCAATGCTGGTGCGTGGCAGGGCGCGGCCGGTGTGCTTGGCAACGGGCTGGGGTGGAACCAGGCAGGCAACCAGGCGATCGGGCAGTGGGGCAACACCCTGAACACGGGGTATCAGAACCGACTGCAGCAGTGGAACAACTCCTGGACCGGCAACGACACACTGAACCTGCTCGGCGGTATCGCCGGTATGGGGCTGGGTGGGTTCATGGGCGGTATGTTCAGCGCCGAAGGCGGCGTCGTCGACCCCGAATTGGTCGAAGGGCCTGGCGGCTACAAAGACAGCGTGACGATCAACGCCCAAGACGGCGAGTTCGTGGTATCGAAGGGTGCGGCCGAATGGCTCGGGCTGAAAAAGCTCAACGAGCTGATGCAGAAGGCGGAGGACGAGCGCGCCGAGTACATGGGCCAGCAAGAGGCGACGCAGCAGGAGGCGCAGGCCCGGCGCCAAGGCATTATGCTTGCCGAAGCCGGCGCCCCGACTGATCGAACGTTCATGGCAGAGGGCGGCGCGGTCAACACTTCGCATGCGGCAACGCGCGGGCGAACCGGCAACCAAGGCGGGTTCGGCTATCGGTCGGACATCGCCAACGTCGGTTACAACACCGCGCAGGGATTCAGTAGTCGCCGTGCAGCGATGGCGAGCAGGCTGAACAATCTGAGCAGCGGGTATTCCCCAAACTCTTCCGCTCGCCGGCCCCGTTCAGACAGAAGCTCCGGCTTCGACTTCAGATCTCGGTTCGAGGACATCCGCAAGAACAGGGCAGCCGAACGCGAGCAGCAGCGGGCATGGGAGGCGGAGCAGGCGCGGCTGGCACACGAACGCGCGCTGGAGCTGGCGAAAACGCAGCCGCGGGGGTCTGCTCTGGCCCAGCAGATACGAGAAGAGACGGCCCTGGCAATGCTGAGGGCCGGCCAGATCAGTCGTTCAGAGGCCGGCCGTATGGCGGGGCTGAGCGTTCGAGATATGAACCGCGCCGGGTGGCCGATAGAGCGCTGGGCGCATGACTGGGACAGCGGGGAGTCTCGGCTTCGGTCAACTTACTTATAGGTAGGCAGTAAGCTATGTCAGCAGGACAAATTGGCGCACGAGTCTTCGACTCCTTCCGTGGCGGTTACCAGCTCGGCGAGCGCGCGGCTGATACCTACAACGAGCGTCAGGCTGGCCAGGCTATGGCTGACTTGGCCGGCTACGACCCTTCGCGCGCTATGCCGGCAGAAGCCCCCGCCGAAGAGGTCGGCGGCCCGGTCGAAACTGGGGAGTTCGGTCGGCAGCAGAACGGCGCCAGTAAGCTCCCCGCGACACGCGATTGGGTGACGCTGCGCAATAGAGCCATTGAGCGCGCCGGCAAGCTTGGCCCCGATGCGGTGCAGGCCGCGATGGACGAGATCGACGCGATGCAGAAGAAGGGCACGCTCGACAACCTGTACCGCGCGCGCATGCTGGTAGAGCAGGGCAACGACACTGCAGCGGCGGAGTATCTGGAGCGCGCCAACAGCTACATGGGCAACTTCACGGCGTTGATTACCTCGCCGGCCCGCATGCGTGACGGCTCGACTCGGGTCGCGTTTGAGGCCCGCGATGAGCAGACCGGTCAGCCGCAGATGCCTGCCACGATGGTGACGCCGGAAGTGCTCGACGGCCTGATCGGCATGATCGAAAACGAAGGCAACTGGTCGAACTGGAGTTTCGACCGCGACATGGCGATGCGCGAGTATGACCTGAAGCGGACCAACGCCGAATGGAAGCGGGACTGGGAGCAGTACAAGTTCGACGCCAATCAGCAGCGCTATGACCGCGAGTACGAGCTGGATGCGTCGGAGTACAACCTGAAGCTCGCGAAGGCGATGCAGGAGGCCGCCGAGCGCACCCAAGATCGCGGGTACGACCCAAGCGATTGGACTGGCGAGGTCAAAAACTACGTCGAGCTGCTTCCCCCACGTCCCGGCGCCGGCTCATTCGACCCGGAGACGGGCGAGCAGATTCCAGACGAGCCGGACCCGCAGATGGTCGCCGACTTCGTGTACTATTTCCAGAAGGCCGCCAATGACCCGACACTGTCGCGCTTGCGGCCCGACGAGATCGCGCGGCACATCTACAATCGGCTGACGCGAGGCACTACCAGTGGCGGAGCAAGCAATTGACCTGACGCGGGCACCGGCCGCGCCGGCCGCTCCGCCGCCCGAAGACGACTTCTTCGCCGAGCTTCGCCCCATCGCCGAACAGCGTGCTGCACAGGACGACGAGTCGCAGGACTTCTTCGCCGAGCTTCGCCCTGTAGCGGAGCAGCGCGCCGCCCAAACCCCTTCGCCCTCTGCCGGCAGCTACCGGCCGCCCTCCGCCGAAGGTGGTGACTACCAACGTGCCCTCGCTGACGGCATTGAGCAGGCTGTCAGCAAGTACGGTCTGCCGCCGAAAGCCCGCGACTATCTCTACGCCATCGCTGACATCGAGTCCGGCTTCGGGCGCAACATGCGCGGCAAGGCCATTGGCACAGAAATCAGCGGCGACATGACCCACGCCGGCGACCGTGCCCTGGGTCCGTTCCAGTTCATGACCAAGACGGCCCAAGCCTACGGGCTCAAGGACCGGATGGACCCCTACGCCAGCGCCGACGCTGCGGCGCGGCACCTCATCGACGCCTACAAGCACCAGGGCGACTGGCACAAGGCCGCGATTGGCCACCACTCCGGGGCTGCGTGGAAGAGCCTGGGCAAGTGGGGGCGCGACTACGACCAGAAGCTCCGCCAGCGTATCAGTGCTGGCATCGACCCCCGCATGGCGTCTGCCGCCGGCGGCGGCCCGGCGGTCAGCCCACACAGCTTGCCAGATCGGAGTCGTTCGCCTTGGCCGCAGTTCAACCCCCGCGGCCACATTCCCGAGTTTGCACAGCGACAGGCGCAACAGGCGCCCCCGCCACCGGAAGCCCAAGAGGCTGCGCTGGACAGCGTCTTCGAGGACTACGTCCCGATCCGCCGCGAAGAGCCCGTCGAGGCGCCGGCGCCCGAGCAGCCGGGACTGTGGAGCAGTGCCGTGCGCGCCGCGGGAGAGCGAGCCGCTGACCTGGGGGGTGCGGTGTTTGGCGCCGGCGAACAGCTCAGCCAGTACCTGGAAGAGAAGCTGCCATGGTTGGGCGGCGGGCTTGTCTGGGGCGATGGCGGCCTGCGCTTCGTGGGGCCGGAAGAGTTTGCAGAGCTGGAGGAGCAGGGCCTCAAACAGCCGCTGGCCGCGGCATCCGAGTATTGGCGGGGAGTCGACCTGGGCAGCGTCGACGACTACGAGTGGGACAAGGTCAAGGAGGCTTGGAAGGAAGGCGGGACGCTCTCCGCACTGGGCAAGACTGGTGCGTACATCGCGCACTCTGGTATTGCGTCCATCCCTGACATGGTTGCCGCGGTAGTCAACCTGCCGGGCTATATCACGGCACGCAGCTACGAGATAGGCGCGGAGCGTGCGGAGAACAAAGGCAAGGAGGCGCCGGACATCGTCGATACGCTGGAGGCGGCCCCGTTTGCCCTGGCGTCAGCCATGCTGGAGCGCATCGGTGCTAAGGGCATCGCTGACGCAGGGGCGGGGAGTGCTGAGATTCTGGCGAAAGAGGCGATGGAGGCCGGCTGGAAGCGGGTAGCCAAAGAAGCTGGGAAGGCGGGCACGAAAGAGGCTGTGACAGAAGCGTTCCAGGAAGGCGTGATCGAGTACATCGGCGAGCGCGTCGGTACAGACGCGGCGATGGACATTTGGGAGGCCGGCGACCGGGCCGCGGCCGGTGCTATTGCTGGTGGCGGGTACGGCGCAGTGGGTGGCGGCACTGTCGCAGCCGCGCGTGAGGCAGCGCGAGACCGCCCCGCGGGAGAGCCTGACCTGGACACCGGCGCGGAGCCGTCCCCGATTCCGACCCCTCCCGATGCTGCGGCAGAGGGGGCGGGCGTCGACGCTGTGCTCAAGGGCACGCAGTGGGGCGCCGTGGGCGTCACCGACGCGACGATCGCCGAGGCGCAGGAGAAGGGCCTTGAGGTCATCACTGAGGACGACGGCACGACCATCCTCGTGCGGCCCGAGAACGTCGCCAACGTCAATGCGGCACTGGCTGAGGGCCGAGTAGACGACCTGTTCGTGGAGCGCGAGCCCCCGCCGGAGCCGGTCAAGAAGGAGAAGAAGCCTAAGAAGAAGGTCGCGAAGGGGAAGGAAGAAGCGCAAGCCGCCGCTGCGGAGGTGGTAGCAGAAAGCGAGAAGGCTAAGCAGGCGCGACTCGAAGAGTTGGCGGAAGAGCTGCCGCTCGCCAAGCGCAACGCGCAGGTGAAAAATACCAGCCCCAAGGTTCGCGAGATGGCGAACAAGGACGGGGTCGATCTGTCCGAAGTCGACTTCGTCGGTGACGGCAAGACGTTGGCCTTCGGCACAGGTGCAGGCGGCAAGATCACTGTCGGCGACTACATGCGCGTAGTCCGCGGGCAGACCAAGCAGAAGGCCGAGCCCAAAGGCCCGGCCAAAGTTGAGGAGGTCAAAAAGGCCAAGAAGGCCGAAGCTGAGCCAATCATCCAGGAAGACCTTGATACTGAGGACGTCGACCTTGAGCCGGCCGCCGTGCGCGACCCGTCAATGGCGCCCGAGTTCAAGAAAGGTACGGACCCGGAAGAGCGTCAGCTAGAGCTTACTCGCGCGTCCTATGCGGCGGCTGCCGCGGTCGCCGATGCGCGGCAGCCCAAGACGAATGCCGCCGCAGAGAACGACGCGATCTTCGCGCTTGAAGCGCTCGCAGCGCGCTATCGTTGGTTCGACGAAAGTCGCACCAGCAAGGGCGGGCAGCGCCAGGCGCGACAGCAAGTCAACCCGTATTCGGCGGAGAGCTTCCGGCAGGATGCACAGAACGCGCTCGTTGCGTTCCGAAAGCTCCGCGATGCCGTCAACGAAAACCAGGACATTACCCGAGAAGATGCTGAAGCGTTCCGCAAGGCGGTCGCTGGGCCTATCGACTATCTCAGCAAACAAGTTGCCGAGAGCAACCCGAAGCCTGCTGGGCGAGATAAGCAAAGCCAGATCATAGAGCCGCTTCGTGCTGCTGTGCAGCTACTTGACGGCATGAAGTTGGAGAAGGGCGTGCGCAAAAAGCCAGCGCCTCACCCTGACGCCGGTAAGGTTACTCCAGATGCGCTGAAGTTCCTGCAGGAGAAAGGAAAGACACTGGCCGACCTGCAAAAGCTGAAAGGCCAGCAAGGAAAATCTGCGCGGGGCCTATTCACTCTGCCGCAGGTCCGCATCGCAGTGGCGGAGATGGAGGGGGCGCCGGTACAAACGCCTGCCCCTGTTCGCGTCCAATCCGATACGACTGAAGCTGGCAGCCTTGCCGACACAAAAGCCGCCCTCGACGTGCAGCTCGACGATGCTGGCAAGCCTATTGACGAAGCCCAAGAGGAGATCGACAGGGAGATCGACGAAGGTCCTAATGCCGAAGAGCCGTGGGTTGCGCTGGTCAATGAGAGACTGATTACAGAAGAGGAGGCAATCAGCGCTATCAAGGAGGGGAGAGCCCCAGGAGACGTCCGCAAAGAGCGAGAGGCCCAGCGCGCAGAGGAAGAAGCTGAGCGCCGCCGGCCCATGACCCCGGAAGAGATGCAGCAGGCAGCGCAAGAATACGGCTCGACTCAACCGAAGCCGGCGGCGGCTGCTGTCGTCAAAAAGAAGGGGCGCCGCCGCGCTGCCATCCCAAAGCCAGACCCGGATACCCCCGTCCGCCGGCAACGCGATCCAGGCGCCGACGCCATCAAGCAGATGCTGCAGGAGCAGCACGACGCCCTGTTGAAAGAGCAGCGCGCTGCAATTATTGAAGCGCGCGCCGAGGCCGCGGAGCAGTTCGACGTCGAAGTCGCTGAGCTGAACCGCGACTCGAAGCAGGTTATAGAGTCGTTGCTGTTCAACCTTCACAGCAACGACCCCTGGCGGCATGTCCTTGAGGCGATCCGGGACAGCGGTGTCGGCGACATCGACATTGCCGTGCTCGACGACGCCGAGCTGTCTGAAGTCGCTGGCGACGTGGCCGGAGAGACGTTCTCGTCTGCGCTTTACCGCTACACGGACGTTGCCGGCCCAAATTACCGTCGGCAGATTCTGCTCGCCGAATCGCGCAGCGGGACTGAATATGGCCTGAAGTCTTTCCTGCACGAGCTGGTGCATGCGTCGACCATGGAAGCGATGCGCACCGACAACAAGCTCGCGCTGCAGATGGAGGCGTTTCGCCAGCTTGCTGAACGAAAGCTCGGGCAATGGGACCCGGTAACAGGCAAGGGGCACTACGGCACGGTCAACGTCGACGAGTTCGTCGCCGAGGCCCTGACCAACGCGCGGTTCCAGAACGCGCTCGCCCAAATCAAGATGGGCAAGTCGCTCAACTTGTGGAAGCGTCTCGTGCAGGCTATCCGAGACATGCTTGGTCTGGCGCCGGCAGACGACACCTTGCTGTCCCATGTCCTCAGCGTCGCGCCTCATCTCATGCAGCCCCAAGCCCTGCAGATGCAGCGCCGCTACGAGGTTCCCGGCCGGTACATCCAGGACGTCATGGCAGAGGGCACGGAGGCGGAGCGTGCGGCAGCCGTCATGCGCAGCGAACGAGGCGGCGGCGGGCGTAAGCCGCCGGGCTTCAACCGGGTCATGGGCTTCTTCCAGGGGCCTGGTCCGTCGATGCGCAGCACGCTCAGCAACCTGCGCCACGGGTACGGCTGGTTCGGCGCCCTGACAACGGATCAGTTGATCCGCGAGACTGCGGATGACTTCAAAAACGGGTCGGCTACCCGCTACAACGTTTCCAACAAAAGGCGCAGCGCTATCGCGCGTGGGTGGCAGCAGCGCGGCGAGGCCCTGATCGACCGCTGGACGCGCTGGGAGCGTCGCGTTGGCGGACCGACGGCTGCCCGGTTGAAGAAGCTCATGCTGGACACGACGATGGACCAGCGAGAGCCCACGTTGAGCGAGCTGCGGGCGCTCGGGCGCGAGGGAGCAAGGCTGTATCGCGAAGTGCGCGAGTTCTTTGCTGATGCCCGCAAGGCGAAGAAGACGGCTCTGCTGCACAAGTTGGTCGACTTCCGATTCAGGTTGCCGGCGGCCCGGCAGATGCTCCGCTCTGCGTTGGGGAACGCAACGACTGCGGCAGAGATCGACGCTGCGTTCGACCAAGCGATCCAGCAGGAGCCGGACCTGGCCGACGAGCTTGAGTCGGCCCGCAAGGCGGCGAAGAAGGTGGTGCGGCTGTCCGAGCTGAAGGTCTACTTCCCGCTCGTGCGCTTCGGGCAGTACGTTGTCTATGGCAAGAAGGAGCCGGCGGACCCGACCGCGGCCGACGCCGAGGCCGACGAGTACGTGGCGTTCCATGAGTCGTGGGCCGAGGCGGTGGACGACTACGAGCGCACCAAGGCCGCCGGCTACGAGATGGAAGGCGGCGAGCCGTCAAGAAAGATCGACTGGGAGTTCCAGGGCATCGCCGCCGACCCCCAGCTTATCGGCAAGCTCAACGCGAAGCTCGACAACCGCGACATCCAGAAGCAGGTGCAGCAGGCCCTGCTGGAGCTGCTGGCCGAGCAGTCCATGCGCAAGACGGACTTGGAGCGCAAAGGCACTCCGGGCGTGAAGCCGGACGAGATGCGTCGCGCGGTCGCCACTCGCATGTTCGGCGCGTCGTGGGAGCTGGGCGACCTAGAGACTGCGTGGGATCGCGCCGAAGCCCTCAAGGACATGTTGCAGGAAGGCCGCAAGGCGCCGGCGAACAACGCTCGCATGGGTGCAGCGGCACAGGAACTGGTCCGCCGTGAGTCGAAGGCTTTGGCTGATCGCACGATCCACGACGTGGACCGCTGGCTCGGCAAGGCCGGATTCGCCTACTTCCTGTCCAGCCCGTCGTACAGCGCTGTCAACGCCTCGCAGCCCTGGCTCGTGGGGCTACCGTATCTTGGCTCGCGTTACGGCGTGGCCAAGTCCGCGGCCAAGATGACGAGCCTGATGGGTATCTGGCAAGACGCCTACTCGGGCGCCGTCCGGGGGTTCATGGCTGGCCGGCCGGCGGAGGATATCCGCGAGTCGATGCGCCGCCGGCTCGACCCGGCGACAGCCAAGGCGCTGGAGAAGCTGGAGGCCAGAGACCCGGACATCTTCGGCGCGTCATTCTCCCAAGAGTTGTTCCAGTCAACTCGTGCAACTGAGCTGAGCTGGATGGACAAGGCAGTCAGCCTGCTGCGGGTCGCGCCGCAGGCGGTGGAGGACGTCAACCGCGTCATGATGGCCGCGGCAGCGTTCGAGATGGCCAAGGGGCCGACCGAGGCGCGCATTAAAGCGGCAAGCGAAGCGGTGTACCAGACGCAGTTTGTCTACGCCGAAAGCAACAAGCCGCCGTGGTTCAAGGCCGCCGGCTCGATTCCCGGCGGGCGCACCCTGTTCATGTTCAAGATGTACGCACAGGGTATGTACGCCCTGACGGCGCTGCCGTTGATGCGGTCGATCAGCAAGAAGCTGGACGGCAAAAAGCTCGACGCGCGAGACAAGGCGGACCTGAAGACGTTCGGCCTCATCATGGCGTCGCACACCCTCGCCGCCGGCGTGCTCGGGGGCATCTTCACCGAGCCCCTGCGGGCGCTGGTCAACATCACCGGGCTGTTCGGGGACTGGGACGACGAGGAGCTTGACGACCTGATCTACAGCTCCCTGGAAGAGGCGATGGGCGCCGGTGCCGCGGAGATGGTCGCCCGCGGCCCGCTCCGGGGCCTGGGAGTGGACGTGGCGAGCCGCGTCGGCATGGACGGCCTGCTGCTTATGAGCCAGAACGCCGACGCTAACAGCGCTGAGGAGTGGTACCAGAAGACCATCTTTGGGTTGCTCGGCCCCATGTGGGGCGGGCTCGGGATGAACATGGCCAAGGGCATCGACCAGGTTTCCGCCGGCAACGTCCAGAAGGGCATGGAGCTGATGCTGCCCAAGTTGGTACGCGATCCGCTCAAGGCGTACTCGCAGGGCACCGAGGGCGTGACTGCGCGCACCGGTGAGGTGTTTGTGCAGCCGGAGGAGTTCGGCACACTGGAGACGATCTACCAGTCCCTGGGCTTCTCCTCAGCCCTGCGCAGCGGCGCGTGGGAGGAAAGAATCAGGAATACCCGGTTCACGGAGGGCGCCCGCAGCGCGGCCAAGAA